CCGATGGCAACGTCCACTACGACGATGGCCACGCCTACTGCTTTGTCTGCGAGAAGTTTACACCATCACCCAACCAAGAAGGACACACACCAATGCAAAACACAGTTGTAAACCTACCCACAGCACAGGCCACTGCTACCCTGTCCCAGGGTCAGTTCTCTGCCATCCCTGACCGCAGCATCAGCCTAGAAGCTGCAAAGACCTACGGCGTTACACAAACAGACGGCAAGCACATCTACCCATACTACGACATCAACGGCAATCACGTTGCCAACAAGGTGCGGCACGTTGCTAACAAGCAATTCAATGCGGAGGGCGTCATGCCCCATGCCACCTTGTTCGGCCAGCAGTTGTTTGGTCGGGCTGGTAAGTTCATTACCATCTGTGAGGGTGAGCTTGATGCCTTGTCTGCCTATCAGATGATGGGTAGCAAGTGGCCTGCCGTGTCTGTTCGTAACGGCGCACAGTCTGCACTCAAGGATTGCAAGGCACAGTTCGAGTGGCTCAACAAGTTCGAGAACATCGTGCTATGCTTTGACAACGACGAACACGGCGCAAAAGCGGCTGCTTCAGTGGCTCAGTTGTTCGAGCCTAACAAGTGTAAGATTGTCAAGCTACGGGCTAAGGATGCCAATGAGTATCTCAAGCACGGCAAGACCGAAGAGTTCATGCAGCGTTGGTGGGATGCACAGCCACACACTCCAGCAGGTATCGTAAGCCTCAAGAACTTTGAGGGGCTGTATGAAACAGATGACAAGGAGAGTGTGCCTTACCCCTACGAAGGCTTGAACGAGATGCTGTATGGGATGCGGACTGGTGAGCTTATCACCTTCACTGCTGGCACTGGTGCTGGTAAGTCAAGCATCATGCGAGAGCTAGAGCATCACCTGCTCAACAACTCCAAGCACAACATCGGCATCGTCAGCCTTGAGGAGAACGTCAAGCAGACTATCTTCCACCTTATGTCGGTAGAGGCAAGCAAGCGTCTATACATTCAAGAGGTTCGTGAGACTGTGCCACATGAGAAACTAAAAGCATACGAGGAAGCCACTGTAGGCACAGGCCGTGTGTTTGCATTCGACCACTTCGGTTCCATCCAGACGGACGAGATACTTGCTCGTATTCGTTACATGATTAAGGCTCTTGACTGTAAGTTTATTATCCTTGACCACCTATCCATCTTGGTGTCAGGTCTTGAGGGTGACGACGAGCGGCGCAACATTGACAAGATGATGACCAACCTACGCTCTCTTGTAGAAGAGACGCAGTGCTGTGTCCTACTTGTCTCTCACTTACGCCGTGCCTCTGGTGACAAGGGGCAGGAAGAGGGCAAGGAGATTAGTCTGTCTATGCTACGTGGCTCACACAGTATTGCGCAAATCAGTGACGCTGTGATTGCAATGGAGCGTGACCAGCAGGCTACCGACCCCATCGTGGCCAACACAACCACAGTGCGTGTCCTTAAGAACCGCTATGCTGGTGAGACTGGTGTCGGTGCCTACCTGTTGTATGACCGTGACACTGGCCGCATGACAGAGATTGACGACCCTAACAAGGAAGACTTTGGCACAGTAGACGTGGGGGATTACCTGTGATATGTATTACAGGCAGCTTCAAGAGTTACACAGACATTTAGTTAGGTATATAAAAATGAGGAAATGTAGTAGATGCACTAAAGAAACATGGAACCTCACAAAGCGAGGGTGGCCGATGTGTGGTGACTGTACTAGGAAAATTAAACTTGATAAGTACTACCAAAAAACATATGGAGTTAGCTACTACACCATCCTCACTATGTTCAAGAGGCAGAAAGAAAGGTGTAAGATATGTGAGGTAAAGCTAAAGCTACCTAGCGATAAACACTCTGAGGTTGTAAAGAAAGCATGTGTTGACCACTGCCATGACTCAGGTGATGTTCGAGGTATATTGTGTACCACATGTAACACAGGATTGGGGGCGCTTGGAGACACCAAAGAAAGCCTTTCAAAAGCACTTAAGTATCTGGAGGAAATAGAAAATGGAACAACTTAAACCAATCGTAGGCAGCGTAAACATTCCCTTCTCACGAGAGAGATATGAACGCTCAGACAACAAGGCCAAGCAGTGGGTGATTGATTACTTATCCACACAAGGCCATGCAATATTAGACACGACAGAAGATTTTTCTGTTGACATCAAAAGCGAGTTGGATTATACTAAGTTCTTCAACGAGGCGGAGATAAAGTATGGATGGAAAGGTGATTGGAATCCTAATTGGAAAGAGATACGAATACCTTACCGCAAACATAAACTTATTAATGCAGTAGCAGACAAGGGTGTCTTACACTTCTACATCATACGACCTGACATGAAAGCAGCGTGGCGTATTAGTGGTGACACAGCATCTAAGTCAGTAGTTAAAGAAGCACAAGGTGGACGCATCCTACAGGGTGAACAGTTCTTCCACGTACCTTATCAAGAAGCGGAGTTAATTGAAGTATGAAAAGATTAGTAGTAGACATTGAAACAGACAGCCTAGATGCTACTACTATTTATTGTATTGTAGCTAAGGACATCGACGAAGACCGCATCTACACTTACAAACCAGACCACGTTCACCACGCCAAGAATCTTATCGAGAGTGCAGACATTGTTATCATGCACAACGGGGTGTCCTTTGATGCTCCTGTCCTCAAGAGATTGCTTGGTGTGGAGATACCACTGGCTAAGATACGTGACACACTTATCATGTCGCAGCTTGCCAGCCCAGTGCGAGAAGGTGGTCATTCACTTGACGCTTGGGGTAAGACACTTGGCTTCGGGAAGATAGACTTCCACGACTTCTCAGGTTACACAGACGAGATGCTTAAGTATTGCATCAGGGATGTAGACCTAACAGCTAAGGTGTATAAGGCTCTTGTCCCTACACTCAAGGGTTTCTCTGCTCGTAGCATTAAGCTTGAGCATCAGATTCGTGCAGTGGTTGACAAGCAAGAACAGAACGGCTTCACACTTGACGTGAAGGAGGCAAGCCTGCTAGTTGCAAAGCTATCAGATAAGTCTCACAAACTTAGAGAAGAACTTCACGAAGTCTTTAAACCTATTACAGAGATTAGAGTATCTGAGAAGACAGGTAAAAGATTAAAGGATAAGGTTACTGTGTTCAACCCAGGCTCACGCCAACAGATTGCACAACGCCTTATGAACTTGGGTTGGAAGCCTAAGAAGTTTACTGAGAAGGGACAGCCGATTGTCGGTGAAGAGATTCTTGAGAAAATCGACATCCCCCAAGCTCAGTTGATTGCTACATACCTTACGCTTGAGAAGCGTGTGTCCCAGATTAAATCTTGGATTGCTGTAGCAGACGAGAACGACAGGGTACACGGCAGGGTTATGACGCTGGGTACAATCACTGGTCGTATGTCTCACTCGTCACCCAACATGGCACAGGTTCCTGCTGTCTACTCACCCTATGGTAAGGAGTGCAGGGCATTGTGGAAAGTATCTAGTGACGACTACACACTGCTGGGTACTGACGCATCAGGACTTGAGCTACGGATGTTAGCACACTACATGAACGACGAAGCCTACACCAAGGAAGTTGTAGAGGGTGACGTTCATACCGCTAACCAAACAGCAGCAGGGCTACCTACAAGGGACAACGCAAAGACATTTATCTATGCCTTCTTGTATGGTGCTGGTGCTGGTAAGATTGGACAGGTCGTCAATGGCACAGCCAAGGATGGTCAGCGTCTGATTGATAACTTCCTAAACAATATGCCTGCCCTCAAAGCACTACGCTCTAAGGTAGACAAGTTGTCTGGCAGAGGTTATCTGATTGGTCTGGATGGTCGTGTCCTTACCATACGAAACAAACATGCCGCACTTAACCTGCTATTGCAAGGTGCTGGTGCAATCGTATGTAAGGAATGGCTTAAGTTTATTATTATCCTAGCCACTAAAGCAAAGCTGGACTTCAACCTTGTTGCAAGTGTACATGACGAATACCAATTCGAGGTACGTAAGGGACAGGAAGAAGCCTTCGGTGCTATTACTAAGGAGGCAATGAAGCTTACAGAGGAATCCCTCAAGGTTAATTGCCCCCTAGATTGTGAGTATAAGACTGGCTTATCTTGGTCTGACACCCACTAAAGTGAAAATAAATGTTGACATTCTATTCAGGGTGTGGCATTATACAATCATCGCAACGGCAATAATGCTTAGCGAAACGGAAGCCAAACGGAATCCAAAACGGAGAATTAAATTATGACAGTAGTATCAGGTAAAGTTTATTGGGCATCTATTCAACAGCCGAACACAACGTACGAACCAGAGTGGGGTTTGGACTTGCTTGTGGATGACAACAACCGCAAAGCCATCGAAGCAGATGGACTTACTATCAAGAATAAAGGCGACGAGCGTGGAGACTTTGTACACATTCGTCAGAAAACAACCCGCCGTGATGGCTCAACCAACGAAGCACCTGAAGTTATGGATGCACAGAAGCAACCATTCGAACAGCTTGTAGGCAACGGCAGTGTATGTAACGTAATGTATACACCGTTTGCTTGGGAGATGAACGGCAAGTCTGGTGTATCCCCACTACTCAAGAAGGTTCAAGTAGTTAACCTTGTTGCATATGCTGGTGGCGGTGCTGAAGACTTTGACGTAATCGAAACTGCTGCTGCTCCTATTCAGGACATGGCAAGCGACGAGATTCCTTTCTAAGTAAAAGGAGTAAGCACGGGGGCTGCACTCAGATATTTGGCAGCTGAAGATGGATACGGGACGGGGACTCCATCACCTTTATCAGGAGATTATTATGGAAATTGCACCACTATTAGTTGTCGTATATGCTGGCCTTGCAGGGCTTGTACTTGGCTGGGCTATGCCACGAGGACGTTTCCTCAAGGCTGTACAGCTACGCTTCTTCAAGGGTCTGCACAACTTCTTTGCAGATGAAGAGGAATACATTGCCCATAAGGTACAGCGTATTCGTAAGGCAGCAAAGAAAAAGTAGGACGCATAGCTCAGCTGGATAGAGCAACAGCCTTCTAAGCTGTAGGTCGCAGGTTCAAATCCTGCTGCGTTCGCCAAAAACTTAAGGATAGTTAATGATTGAAGAACTAACAGACACACTACTCACACTACACTTTATATTAATCTCAGTCTTTGTTGCGTTTACCTACTTCGAGCTGCGCTCATTTAGAAAGTATGCGGA